CTGACTTAGATTGGCACTTGATCTTTGATACACTTAATGAGATGCGTCAGGATATCGCACAGCACTTTCCGTATCGTGTAATGCATCTAGATCGGTGCGAAGCAGATGACATCATTGCAGTACTCACAGAGTGGGCTCAAAACAATCAACTAGTACAAGAAGGATTGGTTGAGGATCCACAAAAGATTCTTATCCTTTCTTCTGACAAAGACTTCAAACAGTTGCAGTTATATCCTACTGTGAAGCAATGGTCACCGATGCAAAAGAAATACATTACTGCATCTCAGAGAGAAATCATCGAGTATAAAATCGAACACATTGTTAAAGGTGATGCTGGTGATGGTGTTCCAAATATCCTAAGCAAAGACGATGTATTCTCTTCTGGCGATAGACAAAAACCAGTCAGTGCAAAACGACTACAAGAATTCTTTGATAATGGATTTATTGCATGTAAGAATGACGAAGAACGTCGTAACTGGCATAGGAATTCTACTCTGGTTGACTTCAAATTTATTCCAGAGCAGATTAAATCTGACATTATCGCAGAGTACCTAAGTAATAAACCTACTGGTGACAAAATGTCGATCATGAACTACCTCATGGAACATCGTTGCCGATTTTTGTTAGATGAGATTGAGGACTTTTAAATGAGAAAATATATTGTACAGATCCTTCAGGAAATCCAAGATAATCCTAAGGTAATTGAAACCTATAAAGATGATGTTCCATTAAGGATTCTTTTCGAGTACGCATTCCTTTCAGAAAAGAAAATGATTCTTCCTGAAGGTGAACCACCATACAAACCTGCCGATGAACCATTGGGTATGACACCAACCAATTTGTTCAGTGAGATGAAGAAACTTTATATTTTCTGCCGTGCAGATCTTACACCACTAAAGCGTGAGAGTTTATTCATTTCTTTCATCGAAGGATTGAAGAAAGAAGAAGCCAGTATTATCATTGCAGCCAAAGACCAGACTTTACATAAATTGTATCCTAAAATTACTAGGAAATTAGTCAGTGACGCTGGATTTATTCCTCCACTCCCTAAGAAAGTCAAAGAAAGTGCAACATCTTAAACCCGAGGATAGAGATTTTCTATTGTTTTTGATGTCATTAAAGGATGACGAATTTACGATGTTATTAAATAGTATGTCTGCCGATGATTGTATGAGAGTCGCTGTCATGATTCAAGAAGCAAAAGATGAATTCTATGATGACGTAATGGAAGCAGAAGGTATGCCTGATGCATTTGAGTTAATGAGAAAGATCAAGGCTAACATAGCCGATAACTGAGAGGAAAATATATTATGCCTAATTGGTGCTACAACACAGTAACTTTATCACACACTGATAAAACTAAAATTGATGCCTTCGAAGAAGAACTTCAAAAAGAAAAATCTGAGCCATTGAATCATCTGCGTCCAAATCCAGCAGGTGCATGGGACTATGGTTGGTCAGTTGAAAACTGGGGTACAAAGTGGGATGTTTCCATGCAGGATTGGGAACGAGAAGATGATAATACTATCGTAATGCATTTTGATTCTGCATGGGCTCCTCCAACCACACTTTACGAATTTCTTTTCGGAGAAGGATGGGATGTTCGTGCATTATATCATGAACCTGGAATGGGGTTCATTGGTAAGTATGAAGATGGATGTGATGAATACTATGACTATGATATTAGCGATCGTGATTCAATTGAAGATCTGCCAGAAGATCTAATTGATTTTGGTGGCTTAATGGATGAAGTTGAGCGTTACGAAGAAGAACAAGAAGAAGAACGTCTTTCTGAATTAGAACGTACTGATTGGTTCAATGCATCAGTAAATCCTGTTCATATTGGTCGCTACGAAGTTCAAACTGATGCTTGGCCATATCCACAATATTGTAATTGGGATGGTAAAACATGGAGTCGCTGGGATGGTGATGATGTAGTAGTTACTCTATGGCGTGGATGGGTTGGCGAAGAATGGGATGCTGCAAAGGCATTGGATGATATTCTATTCGAACAAGCAGAAACTAAATGATATTCAATTTTAAAAAGAGTACGATAACTGTTGATTGTTTCACACACAGTAGAGCAGCATATGAGTTGTATACAATTCGTAAGGCTGTTCGATACTATCCAGAAACAATTAAAAAGATGGAACCATCTATCCCAATTATTGATAGAGAAAGTGGCATCACAATACAAACACCAACACTAAAGAAGTGCACTGGACTAAATGGTTTGTATACTAAAGGTGCTATAATTCCACTGTGGATGGATTTTATTTGTGAACCAAAAACACATGGACAAGATAAGTCTAGATTGGGACTAACTGATCAGAATAAAGTTCATAGTCTCCAAACTCATAGTCATGAACAATTTCCAGGAATGTTTGATAACTACTATCATATGAAATTCGGTGGAGTTTGGAACATCGTAGAAAATACTGGAATTAAATTTATATGGACTCCTGCTATCTGGAACTTAGAAGAATATGATCTAAACGATAAGATTATCATTCCATATGGACTAACATATTACGATGAGCAACCGCAAACTAATCTTAATATTTTTGTCAAAAAGGATGCGCCAAACTTTATCTTGAAGGCAGGTACTCCAATGATTCATATCATTCCTTTGACAGAAAAGGAAGTAGAATATAAATGCCATCTTGTAGATTTCGAGACATGGGTTACTAAAAATAAAATCCCACCAGATTTACCAATGGTTTATGAAGGTACTCGTAATGCAAGATATAGAAAAGAAAAAGCATTTCAAGATAATATCGAGAAAGAAGAAAAGAAAGCCAAGTGTCCATTCGGGTTCGGAAGATGAAACAAAAATGGATTGATGCATTTATGGACACAGCTGATCGATTTGCTCAGCTGTCGAGTTCAAGACGTTTGCATGTTGGTGCGGTAGTCGTAAAAGATAATCGTATCATATCAATTGGTTATAATGGAACACCTGCTGGTTGGGATAACAACTGTGAAAATGAATTTGGATTAGATTTTAATGGTAATCCAACTTTGGTAACGAAAGATGAGGTAATACATGCTGAAGCAAATGCGATCTCTAAGTTGGCAAGATCGAACGACTCTGGGCTTGGTGGTGCTATGTTTATTACTCATGCTCCTTGTGTGGATTGTGCCAAGTTAATTTATGGAGCAGGTATAAATACAGTGTATTATCGAAATTCATATCGAGATACAAGTGGATTAGATTTTTTAATTAAATGTAATATAGGAGTTGAACAAGTATGAAATTTTATGAGAAAGCACTACGTAGTTTGGGTAAGGTTGTCACATGGCGTATTCTAGTGACCATCACTAACTTTATCGGTGGTTACATAGCATCTGGATCTTGGATGGTTGGTCTTGGTGTTGTTTCGTTTGCGCTAGTGGTGAACAGTATCCTATACTTCTTCCACGAACGTGCATGGAACAAAATTGATGCGGGTAAGGAAATTAAAGAAGATGGAACCAATTCTTAAAGGATGGGTGTGGAACATTCCATTTTATCCATGTTCGCTTAATGGATGTAGAACTGTAAAAAGTATTTTCTGGTATGATTCTTCAAATGATTTAGAGTTTACCAAACATACTACAGAGTATCAGATTGTAGTTCCTGAGTCAGAGATAATTATATCTCCTGTTGATCTTTTATATGTTCGTAAAAATTTAGATAGAATATCAAGAGAAAATATACAGATAATCACTCCAATAAATGGTAAGTGGGTTGTTTGTGATATTCCATGGCAGGAATCTAGTAAATCGTTTTTGTCTTTAGGTTAAAGCATGATTCATAATTTTTTAATACATCGTCTCAAAGATGTAATTGATCTACCGAAATTTCAAAAATTCAAAGCAGATAACTTCGATGAAATCTTTCCATACTACATGGAGTTGGAGTTAGAAAATTGGTATAACAAAGACAATAATTTTATAAATGGAAACATGAGTGGTTTTCAGGATAGAACTAGAACACTACCACACTATCTTAAGATGACTGGTTGGGAACCACTCCCAGAAAAAGATAGCAGTTTTGATAAAACATTTAAGCAGATAACTCTAGAAACAGCCAAGTCAATTGTTGATCGTGCCAATGGCCAGCAGATTGCTATTTCTTGGAGTGGTGGGCTTGATAGTACTACAGTATTGTTTGCACTAATGCAGTATGCTGATCCAAAACAATTACACGTTTTCTGTAACTGGTACTCTATCATTGAATCTGGATCTTTGTTTGATCGTTTCATTCGTGGTAGAGGAATTCGATATTCTTTAAATACATCAGTCACTAATCCAGAATTTGCAGAAGGATTAATTGTTACTGGTTATCTTGGTGACCAATTGTTTGGTAAACTTCAAACATTAGATTACGATCAGTGGAAACTGAATTGGAGAATTGGTATGACAAACAAACAAGTAGAGTGTATGGAAAGTATGTTAGAGAACTACCCCAGTGCTCATCGTGTTCATAACAAGAAACAATTTTCTAGATTCATCGAGTTGAATTGTAAGTGGCAGATGGGTAAGACCAATCGTATGCGTAACATGCCAAAGGAAATTGCTTCTCGTATGATTAACTTTTATGAGACTGTGGACTATCAGAAATGGTCACTTGGTTCATATGAGGAATGGCACATAGATTCGAATCCACTGACATACAAATTACCACTAAGAAAGTTTCTAAGAGAGATGATGGAGACTGATTACTACACTGCAAACAAAGTTGTCCAGACTTCTCACTATCATATTTTAGATCATAATTGGGTCATGCTTTTAGAGGATGGTACTAACTTACATGTAAAGGATTTTAAATGATAGAGAAGATTAAACAATTTTTTTAGAGTTGAATGAACTTAGAAAAA